TCACCTTCTCTCGCCTGTACATATGCACTATCGACTAATTGAATTACTTCTGCAGAATCTAAATAATTTAAATTTACGAGACCATCTATGTAATTTGCAGTTACTACACCTTGAACCGTTGTTGAATCAAGATAGTTTGCGTCATTTACAAAACTGGAGACATTGGTTGGTGCTCCAGTTAAAGAACTATACGCAAAGTCTTGAGGTGTTTGTCTTGTTTGAACATAACTACTGTCAACTTGCGATAACGTGTCTGAGTCATGACGTGCAGTAGTATAGTATAAGTTCGTACCTTCGGCAACATCTGTTGTAGTTTTAGTTGCAAGTCTGACATCGAAGTCCGAATCAAATCCAGTAAATGTACCAGAGAGTGTTGCATTGATATTACCTGCAGCAATATCTTTGTTAAATTCCCACTTGTCAGATGTCGCATTATATGTTATATTAGCATTAGCACCGTTTACGGTAATACCTGCACCGTCTGCTTCTGCACTATCTGAAGCACTGTCTGCGAGTACAATGTTTTTATCATTTATAGTTACGGTAGTTGAGTTTACTATAGTTTGTGTACCGTCAACTTGCAGGTCACCTTTGATGACAACTTTACCAGTATTATCTCCAACTGCAGCGGGATCAATGAAGAACGTTTCAGGCCCTGCAATGTAACCACCGATTACTAAGTTTGAGTCGATATGGAGAGAACCGACCATGGAATCTGACTGGTCTGCTCTTAGGAATTGTTGTCTGTCTAATCCGTCAAGTTTGTCTGCGTTGATTGCAAGTGCGTCTACGAATGTTTTATCAACATCATTGGTAATAATGTTAGAGACATCCACTGTATCTAATATCGCAGGTGGGTTTGTAATATTATTAAAATCTAGATAATGAGCAGGTAACTGTCCCCCTAGTTTTTCTGCATTAGATGCAAGTGTTGCAACACCAACTGAATCATTCTGACGTGCTTGAACATAATCTGAATCTATGAGTGCGATTGTTCCTGCAGAGTCTAATTGAAACGGAGCCCAATTACTTGCAGCGTTTGGTAATTCACCTGTGTTACTATCTCTGTGTTGACCTGAACCTAATTGATATTTGTAGTATCTGTCTGCTTCAAATCCACCATGTGCGTTCTTAACATAGACTACCATCCCATCTTGTAGTCTTTGTCCGTGTATTCCTACTACAGTGTCACTATCTACACCACTTACATAACGCAGTCCACCTCTTATCTCTGTGTCTAATGCAATGGGATGATTGGAACTAGGACTCCATGTTCCTGGCCATTGGTTTCTTGTAAGTCCGTTATAATTGGGCATTAGCTAATACTCACATAAGTGTTGCCAGGCTGCAGAGTGATACCGTATAAATTATAGGTCTCTGCACTGTAACCTGCAGGTGGTGAATCTGGTTCCAAATCTAATGTGCCTGTTACAAATGCAACATCACTGAGTAGTGATGCACTAGCACCAGTTTGAAATGTTGTTGGTTGTGATGCTGCACTCCTTATCATAAACCAAAATGCACGAGGTGTCGCATTTGGATTGTTAACAGTGCCTGTAAAGTTATTTGTTTGATTTCCTAATTCGTTTACTGCAGATTCAAACTGATCACCATTAACTACCTCTGCTCTAGTAGGTGCTAATCCTGTACTATTAGTAAAGATCCATAATGAAGGATACGAAAAGTTTGCATTTAACGAGGTATCGGATGCGGTATCAGTCGCTGCATATGTAGTTGTTGCAACGCCTGGAGGTCTTCTAAACTCTGTACTCACAGCTACTTGTCTCCCTCCACCGTTGTCTTTGTGTATTGGTGTTGTAAATGTCAATGACCCAGATCCAGTAGTACTAGAAAGAGATCCTCCAGTACCAGAAACTGTATGAGTAAAGTTAGCAGAAGATGACATGTTAGTCTGATTGACGGTATATGATGTAGAAGTATAAGTCTCAAGGAATTGTTTTCCGTTCAAGTTACTCATACTGATTGTCACGTTTGGTGTTTTCCATGTGGTACTGAATGATGCAGTTGTACCAAAGTCTGCACCCTGATCATCCGCAAATGTAATTGTTGCAGAGGAAGTTCCACCCGATAAACCTGTGTTATTATCTCTTACTGCGGCGCCAGATGCAGAGTCAAACGCAAATGTCTGTGTCCAATCTACACCACCTGCAGGAGTTTGACTTTTAGCACCTGCATTGTAGTTACCTAATACCTGACCAACATATGCATTTGTTTGTGTAATACCAGATACACTATTGATAAAACGTGTTGGAAAATCTGTTGGGTTATCTATCGATACGGAGAACTGAGTTGCTTTCTGGTCAAAGTTTAGATTAGTCTGTCCAGTTGCAACAAGTGTTGGACTAAACTGTGCAACCTCGATACGAAGTTTATCACCAGTAAAGTTCATTTCTCGTATTGTATACACTTCTAGATCAGAGTCGATATAGTTAGTTGCGGTTCTAAATTGGTCTGTCGCACCACTTACTGTCCATGTAATACCTGCCTTGTTACCATCATTATTGAGAATGTTGGCATCATATAGTCTGGTAGCAAATGATCCACCATCTGCAGTATTGATTGTGAAATCACCTGTAGCAGAATCCATAGAGGTTGATGAAACCCCTGCGACTGTTACTGTACCTGCAGAATCTAATTGACCCTGTGCATTAACTGTAAATACTGGAACCTCAGATGCAGAACCGTATGTCCCTGCAGTAACTCCTGTATTTGTAATATTGATTGTACTAGTGGCAGAATCATATGTAATCCCTGTACCACTTGCAAGTGCTTCGTCTAAGTCGGAGTCAAAGTTTGCTTTTGTGTAAACCTGTTCAACGTCAAACTGGAACACACCAGTTGCAGGATCATAAGAAAGATCTCCTGCAGCACTTACCGCATGTCTTGCATCACTGTCTGCACGTGATGATGAATATACTGCATCATTACTGAGTGAGATCTGACCAGTAGAACTGTCATAACCTATTGCACCTGCACCACTTAAATGTGCACGAACCTCTGCGGCACTAGGGCCTGTATATGTAAATTTACCTGTGGCAGAGTCATATGTAAGAGATCCATCTCCACCTGCGTCAACGAGATTGATTACATCTCGTACACGTTGTATAGTATAATATAGATTTGTACCTTCGGCAACATCAGTAGTTGTCTTAGTTCCTAATGCAGTATCAAACCTCGTGTCTGTATAATATAGGTTTGTTCCCTCTGCGACATCAGTTGTTGTCTTTGTTCCAAGTCGAACGTCAAAATCTGAATCATGTCTTGTAGTAGTATAATATAGGTTATCACCTTCTGCAAGATCTGTAGTTGTTTTCGTTGCAAAGTCAGAATCAAACCCATCATATCTACCTTGCAGTGTGTCCGCTGTTACAACAAGTCCACTAATATTTCTATTGAACACCCATGAGTTTATTGAACTCTTCCAGACTATCTGTGCTCCTGAACCACCAATTATAATACCAGATGAATCCGCCTGTTCAGGAGTAGTAGCATTATCTGCTAATACAATACTCTTATCGTTGATTGTTAATTCTGTAGAATTGATTGTTGTAGTAGTACCATCAACCTGTAAGTCACCTTGAATTATAACTTTACCTGGCGCACCGATTGGTGTCGGATCAAGAGTCAATGTTCCAGATGTGGTACTAATAGTATTACCATCGATCTTTACATTATCGATTTCTATCGATGAAAGACCTGTTACATTTGAATCGAGATAGATGTCAACTTGTGCACCATCTGCGAGATCATAACGTTTTGTATTGACGTTGTAACTACCTTTGATCTCAAGTCTATTACCAGCTTTGATATTACCAGTACCTTCGAGATTCTCATCTGCATTTGCATGAAGTAAATCTAAGTTATCAACGTAATCTTTGTTTACACCATCTGTACCTGCAAGAGGTGTTGCAACATCTGTAAGTCTATCCCCTCCAAAACTTACAGTACCATCAAAACCTCTGAGTACTAGTGGGCCTTGTGTTGCGGCAAGAGTTGCGTCCGTAAACTCAAGATCGTCAATATTTAATGTACCAGACTGAGTTTCAATCTTTCCATTTGCATCAACGATAAGTGCTTTACCACCTTTGAGTTTACCAATCGGCGCACTTAGAAGTTGTGTAAAGTATTGACCACCAATAGTTACATATTCACTAGCATATCCATTTGCTTTTGGGCCTGGAGTCCCAATACCAATGAATAGTCTGTCACCACCATCAGAGTCACCAGAAGCATAAGAATATCCCATTTCCCCAATCTTGAGGATATTGAGACCTTCCTTACCTTCTAGTGTCGCTGTACCAGAGGATGTTTTTATTTTAAATATATTTGCCATTAGAAAGTCCCTGCATCAAACTCTAAACCATCTGGTTCAGTAGTTGCTTCGAACTTCCCTGATGCTAGGTTAAACTGAAGAATTGCAAAGTTACTATTCCCAGATAAATCTACATCTGTTAAATCACCAATACTCTGTGCCTGTGCACCAGTTACTTTTCTGACTGGAGTACCAACTGTAATTTTTCGAATGTGTGTTTGGACTGGAGGAATTTCTGACATTATGTTACCGATGGGTTAGCTCGTATCTTTCCTTCAAGGACTCTCTCAACTACTGTTGATCCATTGGAGTCAACAAAAGAGATTTCCACATCATAAACGTAGTTACCGACACGAAGTTGGTTAGTCTGTAGGTTTGTCAAGGAAAGAGTTACTACACCATCAGTAGGTTGTATTGCTACGGAGAAGTCAGTTGTGTCAGCAGAATCGGAATTGTAGTTCCGTTTCATTTTAGCTGCAGCAGAATAATTTGAAAGATCCTTTGGATTACCACTAAGGTCTACAAGTTCTAATTGTACTGCGATATCCGACCCGATGTCGAATGTAAATTTTTCGTATTCTGCCATTTCCCAATCCGATACTAAGTAACTCGTGCATCATGTTACGTTTATTTATAACGATTAGGGTTTTGACGAATAGTGTTTCCATTCTGTTGGTTTATTACTTGAGTGCGTAAAATGTACAAACTTTATATCTTCGTGAAATTCACCCATCCACACATAGTCATTACCAGAAACTTCTTTATATTTCTGAGTCATGTTCCATTGCCATTTATCATATTGGTAGTCACTGTCTTGAAATTTGGTTTTCCATCTGGTAAACCATGCAGAAGGAAGAAGTTTTATATTTAATTTTTTATTGACCTGATCAAACACAAAATACTGTTCACCGTTTACAGGGCCTTTTGTGATACCGTTGTTAATATAATACTGTTGCCAATAGTCTACATTTGACATAAACTCATCATATATGTATCTACAATCTTTTGGATAGTATTTGAAGAATCCACCGTTTAGTGTATACTCTGGATTACTGTCTCTCCACCAGCCTGGCATACATGCAAACTCGCCTGGTTCTATAGGATATTCAAATACTTTTTTATAGTCGTTTGTAAGTATAATGTCAATATCCATCACACATACTGGTTCGTCTATGTCAAGAGACATGCCATACATTTTATTCCATTGAAGGGTGACATCTTCTCTTATGGGTTCTCTTACCCATATAAATTCATATTCAGGTAATTTAGATTCTAAGTATTCTTCATATTCAGGCCCGTACTTATCACCGATCCTTACAGCAATTATTTTCATTCTGGTTTTCTCTCAGTTGACATTCCCTTATAATTAGCAGCGTCTTTTATATCAGATTCTTTTTGACCATATATCCAAAAACCAAATGTATCAGGATCTATTAAGTACACCTTTTTTGTATTTTTTTCAATCATAAAATTTCTAGGAGCCATATCATGATGAAACCAAAATCCCATATCAGGATAAATTTTACTAGGTCGTGGATTGTTTTTAGCATAAGTTGCTATGCTTTTCATAATGTCACATGCTTCTATAAAACAATCTAAATCTAAATTACGTCTCAGTATATCTCCGTCAATCCATTGCATATAGATTCTTCTTTTTTCATATCCATATACCTCAACTAGTCTAGGTTCATATTCTCTCAACTTTTTATATTCATCTAACCAGTCATCATCTATATTCCAACTAATTTCTTTCCAAAACATATCTCCCATGATACCATATTTACTTGCGTCTTTCCAATTCTTTTTTCCAGGCCACATATGATCAAAAAAATTATCTGGTAAATTATTAGGTAGTTTACTCAACTAAACCTCCATCATAACAACCGAATGCCCATTTTTTTTCATGACACCAGTAACATTCTTTACATGGTTCAGTAAAATAATTTGTTTCTTTTTCAAAACCTATACAAGACATTGTAAGAGGGAATAAATCATCCATTAAATTAAATTGTTTATATAGATCAGAAACGAACTTTTTATCTACGTTAACAAAGGGTCTATAATGCATCTTACCTGATTTTTTCCACGTCTCTTCTTTGTACGTTTTATTTCTTCTAGGTTCAGCAACTTTATCAAAACCAAGTTTTTTTTGCACCTCCATAGGAGGATTAGCAGTAATACCATGTATCGATAGTTTTATATCATATTTTATTCTAAGTTTGCTTTTTAAATCTTGGGAAGCAAATGCTTTAGAATACCCCTGAGCTGTAGGTAAGACAGACTTATCTTCTATTGCATCCCATTCTTTTTTAGCATAGTATAATGTTATGGGATCTAAACTATCGAATTTATATTGCTCATGTATAATTTCTACATTAGGAAATTTATTTTGCATAAAACCTACGATCTCTGAAGCATACTCACCTACCCATGGATCTTTGTGTTTGTCAATTCCTGTATGACAAATTATTTTCCATTCTGGTTTTATCTTACAGAGTAAGTATAAGATCATCGCAGAGTCCGTACCACCTGATAATGCTAAAAACACTCTATCGAATGTTGATGTATCAAACTCTAAGAATTTAAGTTTTTTTCCATTCGCTTTCAGCAACATATTTGGGATTCCATTTTGGCAATTTAAGATCTGCTACACAAGAACAATAACTTGTAGATCCGCATAGTTTAGGTTCATCGTACAATTCCCAATCATCTGTCATTTTTCCTATCACCTGTTTGTGACACCCTCCAACACCTCTTTTTATTATCTCGCCTTCTATGCATACAGATATGTAACCTACAGAGCAAACCCAATCTTGCAATGCCCAAAGTTGATTATTTTTTATTTCCTCAAAATGTCTAATTGGTATTTTGTTATCATCTTTGTCTAGGACTGTAATAAGTGGCCCTCTTCCAGTTTTTCTTATATGAGAATTATTCATATCCTCAATTTGTTCTTCTTCGTATACTGTTTCACCAGTGTACTTAATATAATCTCTATGCAACCTAGAGTTTATTTTACGACTTACATGATGATCTCTTTCATAAAACCTTTCTAGGACTTTTATCTGATCGTCATATATATCAGGATCCATCACTTGATTTATTGTCACTCGACATCCAGCGTCTTTTAAATAATCTAGTTTATCAATAAATTTTTCTACCTTTGCAGGTGTGTCAACATATTCTTGATGTAATGAACTAGTAATAACTCTGAAGTCATATTTTTCTGTTCTTCTTATAAATTCTTCCCACCAAGGCATGTTATGAGATAGATTAGTAGTAATATTAAAAGTTGCTCCCATATCAGGAGTGTAACTCAATATTCGTTCTTGAAAGTCTAAAAAGTTAGGATGAAATGTTGCTTCACCACCTGACCATCCCCAGTTGATAGATTCTATTCCACGTTTTTTCATAAGTGGTATAACTCTATCGATAGTTCTATATGCTAAGTCTTTATCTACAAAATCTTTTTTATTGGTATGAGATGAAGGCCAACAATAAGAACAAGCATAATTACAAAACCTGTTAGGTTGCCAATACACCTCTCCTCGTTTCATATCACTGAAAGCGGTTGCACTCATATATTTTAAATCTGAGTTTTTCATCTTCCTATTACCATAAACCTATTCATTCCGTTACTAAGTTTCTTCGTACCCATATATTTAACATCTACTAAGTCGGCCTGTTCTGCTAACTCTTCTGGATCTTTTACACAATTTATATGATCGTCATATTCATCATTATCTGTAGATTGTAACACACACAAAGGTCTTGAAGTTGTAAAATTTCTTTTTAAAAGATCTTTCATATAATACATATGTTCACATGATGTATTTATTAACAAGTCAACTTCCCCTTGGTAACGTTGTCTTCCTTCTATAGGTTGATACACTGAAAATAAATTTCTATTGCTACAATAATACTTTTCATCGTCTTTGTATTTTTTATTAAATTTATAACTTAATGTCTTAGAGTCTTTATCTATATCGTAATTGCAAACAAACTGAGCATTAAAGTTTTCAATCAAGATATTAGTTAATACATGACAATACCATCCACCTATCACTGCTACATTATTAAATTCATTTTGAATTTTATTTAATTCATTATTTAACCATAGTTTACTTTCAAGTTGAGATTCTGTAAAAGAATCTAATACTCTTTGAAACAGATGTGGTTTTTCTTTATGCACATAGTTTAATGATCTCATCCAATTATTACTAATAAAAGGTGTATACTTAATATAGTTCATCTATCTCACTTATGTCATTCATATCTTCATCGATTCCCGAAGCACTATTATTAAATAAACATATCATATAATCTTTTCTTAATTTTTTTAATTCCATATCTTCCCCATATATATTACCTTTATACCAAGAATATATCATACCTTTTGGATAACCACGAAAAAATGATTCTTCTTCATTATGCACATCATAGAAAAAGTGATTAAAATAGTTATCAATAGTTCGATATGTAAAAAAAATCATAGGTGCATTTTTTCTTATATTATCATAAACCCTTTTCAATTGCAGGCCGTTCCATCTAATCACTGAAGAATTTAATGGAGTTGATTTTAATTTACCATAATTCTTTTGACAGTTCTCGATACTATTCCACCACCCCCTTACGATATATGGTTTATCCATAGGTAGTTCCCATAGTGGATCTATAGAATTGTGTATTAGTACGTCAATGTCAAAAAATAAAAACTCATCATCAGATGATTCATCACCGAATATTTTAGTTTGGTCAAACATATAACATTTTCTATATGCCCAAAAGAAATTCTTCTCTGGAATATAGTGTTCGTCCATCCAAGTCGGTAACTGAATGTCATATTCTTTTTCTGGTTTGTCGGTGAGACAGTAAAAATTAAAATCGTATGAGCAGTGTTTTTCTACTTGTTGTTTTAATTTTTCTACATGTTCAGAAGTATACTTGTCACCCCACTTTACACATAATATATTTTTCATTAAATTAAATTTCTAAGAATAACTTAAATGCTTCCTTTGCTGAATTTGCTGTACGTATACCTGATTTTACTTTTTTCTTTTTACTTTTTTGTACACTTTCATGTTCAAATAAACTTAATTTAAAAGTAAATAAATCTTTAGAACTCATCGGTTTATTTAGATACTTATAAAGTCCCTCAATAAATTCTTTAGAGTCATTTTGATTTACTACTTGTACAAAATCATTATTTCGTTTTGCTATTTCAAGTACTTCAAGTTCATAATTTTCTCTTTGTAGTTTTATTCTTTCCCAAGTTCTTTCATTGAGCCAGTCTTCACTAACACCAACCATTTCTAAAAACTTTTTGTAAATCTCTGGATCTTTATCAACCTCAATTATATATGGTCTTAAAATACTTTTATCCTTATTATCTATCCACTCAGTTTTTAATGTTGTTCTTTCATTGTTTATGTAATAAGCATCTGAAAATTCGTGATCATCAATCATGTTAAGTCCTGTTTAATCTTAATGTATATGTTTGAGCGGCGACTGCAGTTCCATCTGGAAATTCTTGAGCACGATAATCGTCTGCATCTACAAAGAGAGTATTATGAGCTCCAGATCCATTCAGTCTTGTATCTACCATAGATGTGCCTTTTGCAACACCAGTTCCATTTATACTGTAAGTTAAAGTATTACTTGTACCATCGAATACTTGTCTTCTAATCAATTTGCACATTAAATCAAAAAACTCAGCAGTAGTCATTTCTCTTAATCCGCCTGGGTTAGTTCTACCATTACCTGTATAGTCTATTACTAGTGGTAGTTTACGAGTGACAACGACACCATTATTTTTAAATAACCTATAGGTTGTTTGAGTAGTTGCACTTCCCTGTTGAACAGTACCATCTTCCCCTATACTTGCCGCCGTTATAGTTCCCGTGTCAGTGATCGTGTCAATAAACACAACACCTAAATTGCTACAGTTAGTTTCAGAAGAGTTCGTACTAATAAAATATGTACCACCTGCAAAGTCAGAAGTTGTCCCAGATACTATGTTATCAATTACAGGATCTATGAATGTGTCTAGAACATCTTGAAAAGTCATCTCTCTTATGACATCATCTGATTCCATGTAAACAGGTTTTGCAGTCCAAGTATCCCAGTCACTAGATGTAAAACCATTAGAAGTGCTAGATGGATTTAATCTAGATTGGTCTATTTTATCAAATGTCTCATGAGTAAAGGATGTAGGTTCTGGAGTAGTTGCTTCATTTGCAAACTCAGCTGCACCATCATCAACTGCGTCTTGGTTACCTGTAGTTTCAACAGAAGTACCAGATTGCATACGAGTGTCTGTCATAGCATCAAGAGAACCTGCACTTGATACAAAATTTAACTTGACTCCACCACTATTATTACTAGCATCAGCATAACACCTAGCAATAAACTTGTGTATATTGTCTCGTTCAGTATTTGTAAATTCTCTTATTGCTTCTGAATTTCTTATTAGAAGCGCTCTTCGAACTGTCATTACGGTACACTTGTTGTTGATGAGGTTGATAGGAAGAAACCAGATATTACTGCAGTACCAGCTTCATTTTTTACTGTGAATAGTTTTAGATTATCTAATGCTCTCTGCACATTACCTGCATCATCCATGTACAAGGTGGTGACAAATGTATTCTCTATTGTCGCCATGTCAAAGTACGCAGAGTCTGCACTAAGAGTATGTGTTGTTAATGTATTAATGTGTGCACTATCTGATAACAGATTGGGTGCTCTTAATCTTTGTATAGTTGCAGAGTCTATAAGTGCGGAGTCTATTATTGCTTCAGAAACTGTCAGTCTTTCAATTCTTGCACTGTCAACCATTAAGAAGTCAACGTCTAGATTTTTAATAAATGCGGAATCGATAGTCGCACTGTCTGCAATAAGTTGACCTGCCCTCATTAAAGCGAAAGACGCTGAGTCACAATTGATACCCTGCATATGCAAAGGCCCTGCAGATTCACCAAACAATCTCCTGTTAATAGAGTCTGTCAAATCACCAACTCTATTCAGTGCACTTACTACTGTATTATCAGCACCTGAGAAAGTAGAGTCTAGATTATCCAGATCTCCAATGTAATCGGATATCTGGTTGGTCTTGGTCATAAAAGAACCAACTGCGTCTGTTAAATCTACTGTTACCTTACGTGTCATTTTTTACCTCTAACACTATATATTAACTAGAATCATCTAGAAAATATGCACCAAACCTGTCTACACTATTTTCATTTTCGATTCTAAATTTCTTTACTAATCCGACATAACCGTCACCATCCATGCGTAATTGATTTATAGCAAGTTCATTAAAGGTGGCATTTTGCGCTGTAAATACAGGACTGAATAAATCTTCTACGTCTGTATTACCTGTCACACGTGCAGAATCTGAATGCAGGTTGACGGCATGTAAGTTTATTATTCTTGCACTATCAATTTCTGCAGTTCCATTCTGATCATGAGGTGATGACATTCCACCAATTCTTACACGATCATAAATGAATGCACTGTCATTAACGTCTAAAAAGTTACCAACTTTTGCCACATTTATGTGTGCACTATCACACACAAAATCGAATGCGTTAGTGCCTGGAGAGTCACCTAACCAATGCGGTTTATCGTTTTGATTGAAGTTGGGGCCTGGCATCGCATCATCAGTATTTAATATCTGATCGACTCTCAGTATGTTTCTAATGTGAGCAGACTCACCATGAAAGATTGCAGTTACTGGTTTGTTTCCTGCACCAGATGATATTGGTTCACCAGCCTCAAAGAATAAGAAGTGAATTCGATCCCCAATTTGTGTTGAAGAATTTAATGCAGCAACAAAACTTGAGTCTTGTTTTTCATCTGGGTTAGGGTAGAATGGGTTCGAATCAAAAACCTGACCTAGATCGTCCAGATCTCCTAAGTATTCGGACATCTGTTGAGTCTTGGATTTCCAAGTACCGATAGTATTTGTTCTTTGTACGGTTACTTTACGTGCCATTACAACTTCTCTAAAATTTGTTTCATCATATCTTTGAGATCGGAAACATCTTGTTTTAGATCATCAATCTCTTCTTGTTTTTTCTTCCATGCCTTTTTACGGGCTCTTGCTGCTCTTATTTCCTCAGTACTGGTATTCAAGACTACTCCACGTTCATCTTTCACTAAACCTTCATAACCATCAACTTTTCTATGTTTCATTATACACTCAATGCGATTACTCTTAAATCCTTTATACTTGGAACTTGTGCAGAGTTAGTAGAAGTCATAACAATTTTCAACTGAAACTTTGTAAAGGCAGGAACATTACCTGCTTGTCCACCGATTAGATATTCATATTCTCTGAAAGTTTGTTTATTTGCATCTGGGGGGTTATTAGATGATGTTGTTTGTTTAACAAAATCAACCGCACGAATATCTGTACCCTCATCACAAGTTCTATAATAAAGATCTATTCCTGCAGGTTTTGGTCTATTTGCGGCAAGAATAACTTTCAATCCAACTGCAGTCTCTGCAAGAGTTGTTACAGTTGTAATATGTTTTGCTGGCCCAGAAGATCTGTTTGCATTAGTTTCTGAGATAAAATTCAATGGAATATTAAATCCATTAGTTGCAGCGGAATCTTGATTATCAATCACATTATCAATCAATGTTATAGAACATCTTTGAAGATCGATGACAGGAGATACGGTATTCAGTGCCGTAGACATCTTGATTTCCATTTCTGCAGTCGATGCACCTACCGCAATCTCTGCATCTGCAATTGAGTCTGCAGCAATAACATAAGGATGTTCTAGCGCAAAGTTATTTTTATTTAAACTCACACCTGTGAAATCTGCATCTACTGTATAAGGTGTTTCTATACCTGCAAGGGATTTACCATTAGTACCTTTGAAAGAAGCATACAGATCAGTTCCATTTGGTTTTAGATTTGATATGAAAGGCCATACAATAGAGTATGGAATGTTCTTTGTACTTTGTACTAATGATCCACCACCCACTTCATCCGAGTCTGCGGTATCTGCGATTTTAAATTCAAATCCACTTGCATCTATACGAGTGATACTATGATCACCATTGATTTGATTTGCGGTGAACCCACCAACAGAATTCGAACCTGTTATAGAAACAGTATCACCAACTTGTAGTCCATGATTTGTATGATATACTCTAACATCACTGTCAGCTTCGTAAGTCCTGATTGGATTCGAATTCAATAGTTCACGAGGAACTGATGCATTTTTTAACTTGACAACTGGTAGAGTTGTGGTAGTATCAAACACTGCACGAACAATATCAAACTTCAGATCTTGTTTTTGGTTTGCAGAGAAAGTTGCACCGTTTTGAGAATAGAACAAACTACCTAAGTTGGGGTTTAAACTGACACGTGCAGAAGCAGAACCAATGATTTGATCATCTATTTCAGATATAAAGATCTCATACTCTGGTGTTTCTGCATAAACTACAATCGCATAGTCCCTAAGACCATCTAAAAAGATTGGTTCGTTAAAAGTAAACGCTGTTGCAGTCGAACCATCTGTAGATGTTTGCACCGCATTGTGAGCAACATAAACTGTAGATCCAGGCACAACTTCTACGTCAGAAGGTACACCATTTCTCATTGGTCTTAGATGTAGCATGACAGGAAGTTGCAACTCTGCAGTTGCAGGAAACGTATTTTTAAAATATAAATTTATTTTAGTTACGTAAATCCCACTTGTTTCGTCAACAAAAAATGATTGAGCAATCGGGTTTTTATTCTGTTGATATCCTAAAGAATTTAACATTATACGTTCTCCATACCCTTATTGCGTCTCATTAATTTACCAATACTTCTACATAATGGAACACCTATATTTAACATCAATCTTCCAACCTTATTATCTTTGTACTTCTTTGGTTCCATGCGGTGTGCAATGTGTTGTGCCCATGCACCAGTGAATGGTCTGACCCATCCATGGAAGTAAACCTTAGACAATAGAGATTCTTTCTCTATCCAATCTACCATTGGAACCGCCCATGAGTGGTAACCATTGAATACATCTGGATCATTTTCTGACATCCATATACCAAACTCGTGATCTTGTTCCCAGATCTCTTGTGGTAGATATCCTCTGCGATATAGTAGAGAACATAGAACAGTACCGTTATTACTTGGTGTGCTTGGAAAGGCCGCATCATTGTAGTCTTGGTTGTCCCCACGTATTGGTTTACCAGGCGGAGGAAACTTGAGCATAGTTTGAGTTTCGTTATCCCACTTATATGTGTTACCTTGAACAGTCGGAGCATTTGATTTATTACGATCATGGAGAGTTGAGTTATTGCTATTTCTTGTAGGTGCAGGTGATGTGACCGAACTCTTAGATCCTTCAACTTCTAGTATCCTAGTTGATTTTATATCCTGATGAATAGTGTCTAGTGTACCTTGTGCAGTATAAACACCTCTAGCAATCGTACCTGCAAGTCTTTCTTGATTTGCGCCAACATCCATAACTTTTATTTCATGTGTACCAGATCTAAATCTAAAAGAACTATTATTTGGTATCATGAAAGATATGTCAACTGACCCTGTAATATCAGTAGTTAATGTTCCTGAACCATCTTTATGTGAAGTTTTATTAGATAATGTATTACCGTAATCTTTAGTTGTAGAAGAATATCTTTGGAATGCAGATTCACGAACATAGTCTGACATGTTTTTACCATCCATGAACAAGAATACATTTGCGTTAGGTCTCATACCTTGTGCTCGAATACTAATAATACGAGATCTAATAAACGGTAGTAATGCAACCTGTAGAACTCGTGTTCCTATTATTTCTTCAACAACACTTTCTGATATAACTTTGTTCACAGTTTTAGTAGTTGTTCTACCTGAAGTTTTTGAGATGGTGTTTGTTTCATCTCCAATTTTAAGATCCTCTAGATCTTTACCACCCCAGTTCCATTCCCAATTGTTCCAGTTTGCAGCCTGATTGGTAGATAGTCTTTCACCACCATCAATAACATTCCTTGCTCCTATCTTTTTATCTTTCCACTCATCTGAAGCAGGAGATATTCGTAAGTTACCTGTAAAGATAGAATTTGAAAAAGGATTTATCTTAACCGCTTTTGTCGCATGTTCTTGAGTAATATATGTTGACTCAGTGTAGTCGATGTATATGTTATCACCTCTGCGAACAACACCTGTTGAGTTTGCAGAATCAAACATTAATCTTATATTGTCTTCTGTAAATGTTGGACGTAATATACCAACTGAAGGATCTATAGATGCAAAGTAATCTAGGTTTGTCACATCTGATAACACATGTGTTGTAAAATTATCTACAAAGAAACCAGACTTAGTTCTGTTTAGACCTGCAGAGTCTAACACTTCAAAACTATTAGTTGCAAGTTCTAACATGTTGAGAGAAGTTGCTTCTTCTAGATTTGAAATACGTTTCTCCAATTGATTGATGTCATCCATAGTGTACCTACGGTGATCAATCTTTTGGACTGACATATCGTTTTCATTCAACGTGTTTGGATAGAATGTAAAGTTATAAAGTGGTAATGTACTCTCTGGCGCCTGTGGGAACTGAGGGTTGAATGCATCTGCACCCCTTATTATATCAAGTTCACCGTCAGTATTGATTAGTAACTTGTGTGCTCTTGACAGATAGTAAGTATTGTCTGATTGAATTACATCTGTAGGAGTTGGTAAGTATGATATGTTTGCTTCTGTGAAGTTTCCAGAAGAATTCATTACAGGACGAAAGTCATATGCGTCTCTTAGATTTATGATCTCTCCGTTAGATCTCGTAAAACTAGGAATGTCATCGTAATCCACAACACCAGTGTATGAGTTAACTGCAAAGAAGTTACCTGCACCATGATTGAAATGATCAAACTTAACATATACATTTCCTGCAGGGGCTGATTGACCACCACTCAGTACCATTCTACCTAGTCCATAAAAGTTATCTCTCTGACCATCATCGAGTTTAAACTTGTATGCAACGTCTGCACCATCAGAGTCTACAAGAGTAACTCTACTAACACTTTTAATGTCTGGTGTTTGTAAGTCTAAAAACTTCTGACCTGTTTGTGCATCTGTTTGTACACTAGTAGTTACTGTAGCATTCTGTGTAAGTGTTTTGGCACGAACAATAGGTGTTGAAGTTACACCATAGACATATACTTTAACAGCTGTTGAAGTTGCCAACCCTGTAATAGTTGTTGTGTTAGACCCAGTGTTTAACCCACCAAGAGTTGAGTTGTCTACCAATCCAGAAGAGGTAAATACCAACCAATCACTTTTGTTAGTCAATGCATATGCAGTTGGAATACTTACAGTAAAGTTACCTGCACCATCAGTTGTTCCTGATCTAAGGATTTGTACTTCTATCTGTTGAGGATCTATAACTCTAGGTCTTTGACGTAGTGTATCATATACCAACGTATTATTGGTTGGATCTTCTAATACGATATTGTTAACAGTTGTTTGAATTGGGTTGAAGTAAGATGTTACAGATGTACCAATAGATTTTGCATTCCTAAATGATTGACCTGTGTTCATCTTGATATCGAATAAGTGATATCTTAGGTTTGCACCATTCTCATGCACCGCACGAACACGTGCAGTACCTATCGTTGAACCACCATGATTGATTGAAGAACGAAGATTCTGTACCGCAAACGTTTTAATGTCAGGGCCACCTTTGACACCTGTAGATGCAACATCAACAAAGTTACCATAGTCAACTGGCATGAATTCACCTTCAACCTCAATGTCAGAAGTTGGTTTAGGAACTCTAAAGTCAGTTGGTGTAAACCTAGCAGCTCTATATCCATTTACTACAACGATACCATCACTCGCTCTCATTATTAAATGTGTATCTGCAGAATCCTCTTCAAATGTGATACGGAATGGTTTTACGATATAATCACCAGAGTTTTCTTTTATTCTAGTTGCAACCATGTCTCTAGGAATAGCATATGCCATGTCCTGTTGAGCAACCACTGCAGAGAATATCGCACCTTCTTTTACTGTGTTAATATGAATAAAGTTCTCATCAGATGTCAACTGATCATCTGAAGTCAGTCTTAGTTTAATACAATATCTGTCTGCGCCTGGAGCAGTTGTGTTTATGGATGACCCTTGGTTATCATATAACTGTAAGTTGTCATCTACACTCTGCACCTCTTGTATAATTTTAAAACCCACATTAGTTGTAGGATCGTCAGTGTACTTTGATATGATTGCACTTTGTGATTCTGTATATACGAAGAAACCTTGAGTAAAGTAGATACTGTCACCAGTTAGTGCACGAGTACCTTTACCTACTGCAGGGTTTACATCTGTATTTGTAATTTGGACAACTCTACCAGATCCTAGACTTTCACCTGCTAAGAACCTTGGTGTGGATGTTGTTATAGATGCCGCAGATGTATCAACGTACCTTACATATACTGTAACAGGATCACCTGCAATTGCATCGACCCTTTGGAGAACTTCTGCTTTGATACCAGATGTTGCACCAGTTAGTATAGTACCGACATTAGCAGTTGTGGATGATGATGTTGTGTCAAGTTTTACAAATTCGTAACTGTTGTCAATCGATAGTCCACCAGGCTTGACCGCTGCACCTTCTTTGAATATGTTATTACCAAATCGTTCAATCTGTTTTTGAATGATTGTTTGTGCCTGAGTAAGTTCACGCGCTTGTAGCGACCGACCACTGTTGAACAATATTCGATAGTAACCATCACTATCGTTGAAGTCATCCTTATATTTTGTTTCAAATAAAGTATCTGTATATACTGTTGCCATTGTTCAACCCTTAGAATTGTAGAATAATTTTTATATCTTCTGCTTGCGCTGCAGTTCTTGATACTGGATTTCTGTTATCTATGTAAAGAACATCACCAGTACGTCTATCAACCTCTGGTTGTATCAGTGCCGAGTCAATAATGCCTTGACCTGGCCCAGTAACTTCTTCAAGAATTTCACCATCTTGGAAAGCAGTGAAACCAGTTCCCTTCGTTTGGTGGTAATAAATCTTATCAGAATCAATGTCATCGATGAATGCCCTCGAAAATGAAGTTTGACCTTCGATCAGTTTATCTTTTGTAAAACCGTTAACAATACTTGACAATCTCATAAAATCTAATGCACTTGCAGTATTGGATGTAATTTTAGAACCATTGTATGAAAGAGGATCTTTTATTAAAGTTACTTGTCTGAAATCTTGTTCTAGAAGGAAGTCACTGTCATTACCTTCTATCATTGTGTGGAACATGACAGACGATGTTTTTAAATCTATTCTTGCATCTGCACCCACACCCGAATCACTAAAAGGAAGAACTGCACGTGCAGTTGCACCTGTACCCCCACCACCAGTAATACTAACTTGTGCTACCGTAAAATCTCTACCGTGTGCAATGTGTTGTCCACTATCTGCCATACGGATTCTTGACACAACTCCTGCAGCGGAGTCGATATCTGCAATCGCACGTGCGGCAGTACCGTTACCAATAATGTTGACCGATGGTATAGATGTATATCCAGAACCACCATCTAGTAGTACGATATTTAAAATCTCACCAGCCTCGACACTGTCCTGAACTTCAAACTGTTTTAATTCAATACCAGTTGAGTTAGAGTCAATAGTAAATTGTTTTTGTACAGGCATGAAGTTTGAAGATTGAAACTTCTCTGCACGTGAACCACTAATCGTATACATGAACTTCCATACATATCCGTCTGTAGTTCTGAATGAGTCGTTATTAGATCCTGTAGGTTCTATTACGGAAGGTTGTGCAACCCCTAGTCTGTTTCTACCAACTTCTAAACAGACATATATTTGACTATTATCATTCTTCACATAGTAGGGTAATGCAGGATATCCACCTGTTGCATCATCGTATGATGAATATATTCGACCATTTGACCAATTGTTTCTAGGAACAACAAGAGATGTTGCCGCAACTTTCTTCATTGACTGTAGACCATCTCTCAGTCTCGCAACATCTTCTGGACTGTTTACAGGAGTAGGAACAGTCTCTTGTGAGTCCCAAGGTTCTGATCTACCTATCGCAACATAGTAATTGTGGGTTTGTTGTTCAAACCTTTCGAAAAAATCACGAGCAATCTGTTGTCTCAGTGTATCTGTAATCGTAGCTGGCATTTTCTATATCCTATGTATTAACTGCTTGACCCAAGACAATACGTCTGTAAAAACCACCTGCACTATCATATATTGCGAGACATGGGTTTCCTGCGTTACCGTCTGTGACGAATATCATTCTTCCGTGTACACCTGCAGGTTCGGTTCCTACTGTATAATGTTTGATGTCAATATAATCTGGTGTTGGTTCACGAGATCTTTCTGCAACGTAATCTGAATCTAATGTTGTGGAAAGAGCTGCAACTTCATCCGTTATATTATGTTTTAATGCGACTGTACCGTCACTATCTGGCAAGAGAATAACTCTGTCTGCAGTAGGGTCAACAACTCCCAAAGAAGTTTCATGAGAATCTGCAGTTCCTTCGTAAACAAGAAACGAAGCATTATTAGTACTGTCGTGTAATTTTATACCAAGTTCTGATGCAGAATCGCCACCTATAATAGTACGTATCTGTACAACATCACCATACAACTCTGAAAAGTTGTCATTGATTTTACCTGCACCTGTGTACAGATCATCACCAGTACCATCGTTACCAGTTGTACCTCTATCTATAATTTGTCTTGCCATTTTTTATTTCCTAAAAACTGTACCTTTATTTATAAGGGTTTTGTCACTACTTTGTGCCTACAATGTATTCTCTCTGTGAGAATTTATCTCTTGTAGATGAGAACCTTACTGCAGAGTTGACTACTCCATTTGATGATGCACCAGTTGGATCTGCAAAATCGTCAAATCTAATCTTGAATCCTGCGAACTCGTTCATACTACTGTAGTAATTTTCTACTTCAGCGATTGTTAAATTCTGCCAATCAGACATCTTACGTATCAGACTGTATCTATCTCGTAATTCAAATTTCTCTGGATCACCTTCTACATAACCTTCTGTTACATAATCATATTCCATGAAGAGAGTTGCATCTGGATTAACTTGATCTGAGTCGAGACCATCAAAACTAGGTGCATAGAGAGAAGTTCTTATCGCACCAACTGCCTCACCCTCTGCGGCATATGAGAATGCAGCAGTACTGAAGACATTTAAATTTGGATTGACAAAAGGTATAGATGTCAATGTTCTAATATTTAATGCAGGTTCTGCCTCAAGAACAACTGCCGCACCCAAGTAAAACCCTGATGGATGTACATAGTTTCTATACATCGCTTCCCACTCTAAGAGAGGGATCGGGCCTTTTATCAGTGTAGAGAAGACCTGATAAAGTCTACCATCTTGTATTCTTTTCGCATCCTCTGTACCAACATTAGATTTACCGACAATAAACAAACTGTCTTTGGGATGAAAGATCTCTACTGTCTCGTTAAAGAATGCACGAAAGAAACCATTTATAGAATATTCAGAACCTTTAACTCTAAAGAAGTTACCAAAGTTTCTTATGACTTCTCTTGGTGTTGTGAACTGACCATTCGATATACCCAGACCAATTTCGTCAAGGATAAGATCTAGATATTCTAACTTAGCATCTTCAATATCTCTAATAGTCTGTAGTTCTTCGATAACCCCACCGAAGTTATCAGCAGAGTCAAGGAACTCATAGTACGCATCCAAGAAGTTGATGAGTTGAGGATAATCAGAACGAAAATGTTCTGGTAATACCTCATCAACCAAACTTTTCCTGACATTTATGTCATGTCTGTCGAAGTGTCTTAATGTTTGTGCAAAACCAGTGTGCGCCATTATCCTACCGTAAGTTTAGTATCTTGTCTATCTATAGATGCAGTTGCAAATGAAACTGATGGATCTAACCTCACAACGTAATTACGTAAAGGTTTTACCACACTTTCGTTCAACGGTATCGCTGATATTTTTATGAACTCAGATCCACCTATAAATGCTTGTGGAGCAAACCCTACAATCTTTACTTCTCCTCTTGTTGGTACAAATTCACCAACATTATCTAACAATACATCACCGTCTATATTTTGTATTTGTAGTCTCTGAGAATTTAATTTATTTCTAATGAGTGCAATAGATCCATCATATTCGAAAACACTAGAGATAACTGTGTATGTAAAATCATCCGCACCTTTTAGTTGCATTGGATATTGTAATTCAAAGTTTCTCTCAGTTCCTATTGTTGGGAATATTCTTAGTTGTGCTTTGACATCACACTTGCTTGATAAGATCGCAGGATCAAGTGCGTCAATCTCTGTCAACATATTACTACGTCTAAATGTCTTATCAAATTTATTTAAGTTTTCATTAAAATATTGAACCATAAAGTTATATGCAGAACTCTCAGTTGCAGCCAAACTAAATCCTGTAAGTGCAGGATCAAAATTAAAACTTAGAACCAACTCTAAGAAAAGATCTGTAGGATCTGTATACTTAGTTGTCATAGAAACGATTCCAAGGTTATCAGAAAAGTTTGTTATTATGTCTGCTTTTACTTTGTCTTTTATCGTATTAGCAGTTCCTGCGGCAAAGTTAAGTGCAACATATACTGCACCATAATCACGAGGAACGTTTTGATCTCCTGACCATACGTTACAGTCTGTGACATCCACAAAATTACTTAGGATCATTGCTTTATAGTCGAGTGATGTAACAAGTCTTGCTTGTTGTGCATATGCAAAAGGTGCAAGTTGTCTTATACTCTCTATAGTTTGTCTTGGTGCACCACCTGTAGATTCTGTTACTGTGGTTGTTACGACTGGGTAGTTTATTTGTTTTACTGTTAAGTTAGAGTTTGCGGTAAAAACAGTTCCGTTATCTGCTAGGCCTTCTTTAGTAGACAAGTAAGTGACAACAACCTTTTCGCCTGGATCTGGTTTCTTACCAAAAGATACACCATCACCAAAGTTTAGTTCATAGTTTCCATTAGGTGCTTCTCGAATAGAATAAACTCTACTATTACCATCAATACTAATTGCCTCTTTCAAAGGAATATAACTATTGAATGATGTGGAAGTTGCCGTGTCGAAAACTAATACACTTGCAGTTGATGTGTCTATTGTACTATCTGGAATAACAAAAATCTGTCTCTCATTCTTTTCACCGATAATAAATGTTTTTGTTTTCTGGACACCTTCAAATATTGTTATATCCGATGACCCCTTAGATGTTTTAAACTCGTAATTACCTGATCCGTCATCTTTCGCAAAGAAACTCTCTAATGTTCTAAATGTGTATGAGATCCCATCTATAGAGGATGTAAAAGAAAACCCACTAGGTAATTCTACTTGGGATGGTCTGTTAGCAACACCTGCTAAGTTAACATTGAGATTTACAACTGCCTTAGATGTTGTAGGAGATCTTACTTCATATCCCAAAGTTTCTGCGTGTGATACAATAGAAGATCTAAGTTGTGCAGTATTTAAAAATGATTCATTGATTGCGAAGTTCGCGGTCAAACCATTTAGGTGTGTATTGTATGCCAATACATCCAAGACATTATTAAGTCCTGATGCTTCAAAATCATAATCAGCAAACTCACTTTTTTGTTTAAAATGATTTTTTAAAGATTCTTTTATGTTTGCAAAATCTAACTCTGAAGATTTTATGACTGTTGCTGGCATTTATCTAACCCTCGCTAATGACACATCTAGTGTTACAATTTCTTTTGTGTTTACCACTTGAAACTCTACTGTTGTGTCTAGTGTATTATTCTCTGGTCTCAGTAGTACAGATACTGATAAAACTCTTGCTCTTGGTTCGTGATTTGTTATTGCATCGAATATCAAGTTCTGCACAAACTCTGGATCGAACTCCGTGTCTAATCCAAACAAAGCACTGTTAAGGTTAGAACCAAAAAAATTATTAAATGGTTTTTCACCTCTGGAGGTTAACAGTAGATTCTTTACTGACTGTTTTACCGCGGCCGCATCTACTTTCTTAAAGATGTCACCCGCTGGTTTTGGACTGAAAGTCAGATCTATATCTTTATAAGCAACGTTACGAGAACTTACAATAGATTTGTCTAGTGAACCGTCTTCAATTGAAAATGCTCGTGCCATGTATACCTCTAGTTAATTACCACTATTTATAACGTTTAGTGGTGTCCTACATCCTCAGATACTTTACTTTGTTCTATTATTTCGGTAAGTTCACCATTAGTTTGAGTATAATTGTTGTATCTTGTCTCAATAATGTTTCTATATCTCATTTTCCAGTCTGCACTTACTGGAGGCATTTGTATGATTATCTGTGCGTTAAGACTATTATCTGCGTTATATGAATCATAATCTAATATCATTTTATCAAAGTTTAGATAATCTTTACAGTGAGTTGCAATATCAAACGTCTTATCGATGTCTATATTACCACCTCTGTTGCGGATTTCATACACAACTGCCTGACCTCTAGTTGCAAGGAAGTTTAAACTCTCTGGATCTAGAGTTTCACCTTCTTGTTTTTTATACAAACCTTCTGTTACAACTAATCTGTGTCTATTTGTTTTTTCTAGATGTTCTTGGATAGACAACATAAATTCTGCATGTACATAAAGGTTTCTTGCAATCTTCAATCTTTCAGTGTCATCTGTTATATGATCCAGAGTAATAGGATCACCATACCCACCTAAGAATTTAGCAAGTGGTGTACCCTTTGCTAACTTTGTCTTTGCGTTTATCACTCCATACTTATTGAACTGCAACTCTGGATTGTACAATTGATTTGGTATGAGAGTTCTTGTAACAATAATGTTTGACTCATTTGCAATCCTCTCTGGAAAAATGTCCTCGTTCCCTAATATCTTCCCAGATGGTAGTTTGGAAGTACCAGTAGTGTTTAGTATTCTTCCAATCTCAAATAGTTCAGGCTTCTGTTGCACATAGGTTGGTGATAATATACCCTCAGATATAGCACGACCAATGAAAACTTTATTACGTACAGTGTTAGGATCTCTTAACTTGCTTCTAACTCTCTCAGTTGTCAAGGCATAATTCGATACCCCTCCATAAGAATTTGATTTGTTAATAGTATCCTTCATTACATCGCCTGGATCTATTTGTACATTACGTATTCCTAAATTTGATTTATTTAAATAATCATCCATGGTTGCAGATGTTGGGCCTGGTGCATTTACGGAACCACGAATAGATGTATCAGTTGCAGTATTGTCTGCAGTATAACCTTGGGCAGATCCAGTATTCCCTGCACTACCGTCATGTGTGTCTGGGTCTGAGTAGTTTTGAGAGTTTGTAACATCTGCAGTAATGGATCTAACAGCTGTACCTTGAAGATCTCCATGAAAGGCAGGTGCGGTAACTCCATCAGTGTATGTAGCAGATGTTCCATAGTAATTCTTTGCGTAATAGATCATGTTGTCTCCGCCTATTACTCCTGTAGTTGCGATTGCGGATAAATCAGTTGCAGCAATGTTGATACTCTTAGACGTAAAGTTCATGTCATTGGGTGCAGTCATTGTGATGTTGTCACCGACATACTGTGCGAGTTTTGCACCGATACGTTCAGTCTGATTACCTTTAACTGTTAGGTTATTGTCAGATAATACAGTGTCCGTATTTGTACCTGCTACAAACTTAGAATTATTACCCGATACAGTTTCTATCTTATTCTCATGAACGACTGTAGAAGATCCACCATAGATCTCTTCTGTTTTGTCTCCATGGACTTGCAAGTTATAGTTACCACCAACCTCTACGTCCATGTCTCCTGTCACGTGAAGTTTTAGATTACCAAGATAGTGGACATCACCATCACCTTCTATAAGAACTTTCTGATCACCACCTGTAATATGAATTGTATTGTGACGAGATGACACGATGACCGTACCATCTGGACGCATCTCGACACCAGAACCTGTCTTATGCTTCCATAAGAGTCTCTCGTTGTTCGGAGTATCATCTACCTCAGATACATGACCTGATATAGTTTCTTTGACCTGATTCAATGGATACTGAGAAACACCGTTGTCTCTAAGATCAAAGTTGAGATCTGTTGTACTACCACCAATGTATAACTCATTGTTCTTCAAACCTCTTGATGCTAGGTTTGTGGACGCAGTGTTATCATATTCTTTTCGTGGATAGTTGTTTGTGGGATCTGCAAATCCGTCTTTACTCAGATCTGGATTGGTGTCAACTAATTTATCTAAATCGTCAGCCATTATTATCTTCCTTTAAACGTCTTCGATGTTTGATCAAATCGTAAACCATTCTTTAATGCCTCTGACTTGTGATATAGATTAGATGTTAGTGACTTATCTATTGCTTCATCAAGAACTTTAACTTTATTACTAGACTTGCCAGATCCATCTGCGGCAACAGACTGTCTTGCTTCGTCTGACTTCTGTCTTTGTGCATCTATTACTAATGAATTGTTAGTTCTATAAGACTCTGCTACCCTATCAAATTTTACTGCTTCTGCAGTTGCATTCTTTACGGTATCTTTTATCTTAGGTTTCTTATCCTGACTTGTCATTGGTGTGACGATAGTTTCTGGTTCTCTGTCTGCAAGTTCTGATGCAGATGGTATAGAAGTAACAATAGTGTCTGTGAAAGTTGTGTCCTTACCAAACTTACGTGCAACATAACCCCTGACATCGAAACCAGGCCCGTCTGTAGAGTTCAATGGTGCGAGATCTTTAGTCCCTAGAATCTCACCGCCTGGAAAGATATCTATGAATGCACGTATGACCTCATTCAAAGACTCCCACAGTTTCGCGGTGGGTGGACTCTCTTCAGAACTGTTTATCATTACGAACAAACAGTTTGCATAGATATCGTTTCTTTCTTTTGGATACTTCAGAGATTTCACTGCCTCTTTTGCAGGTACAACCTTTTTAACAGTACCACTCTGATGAATGTAGAAATTAGTTTGTAAACCAAAACCCAAAGGATTGGCATTCACGACTTTACTACCGTATCTTTCATTGTGTTTTCTTTTAACATCTTCATGTATTCTATCTACATTGTAATTATCATAACCGCTAGGTAGTCTAGACCAATCGATAATTAAACTTGTTATCTCTCTCTGGTCATATGCAAACTTCATTTCTGCTTCTATGTGATCATAAGTCTGTAATGATTTAAAATCAAATGTACCACCTACTGCAGTTCCTCGACTGTTTGCACCTGCCCAGTTACCATCACCCAATCCAACAACATACGTTATTCTATCGTTTGGTGGTTCACCTGTAGGATTAGTAACAACGTTAGATACGTTTGATGTACCCCCCGATTTTACAATAGGAGGTGGAGTTTCTTTACCACCATTTTCATTTGTCAACTTAATACCTTGATTAACAAACTCAGTGTCAGTATCTATGTCAGACACACCCTCTTTACCAAATGCCTGTGATACCAACGCAGGAACAATATTACTAACTCCACTACCTATACCACCAAATTCATTTTCAAATCCAAAAGGATCACCAAGTTCTTTCGAAACCTTCTTAGACGCTGTTGCAGCCTTTGCACCTGTATCTTGTTCTATCCCACCTGATTGTTGAACATCAACTGCCTGTTTGATTTCATCTTCGATAGGTGATGCTTCTCTTACTATGTTCGAAACTTTTTCGCCTGGAACTCCTACAACTTCTCTTAGTGCAACGTCCATACCTTTTGGGTTTGCTTGGACAACAACTTCATCTAAAGTTCCATTTGTATTTGAACCACCTGTAAGATCACTTATAGTCGTTGTATCAGATCCTTTTTTCTCTATGTCTTGTGTAGGAATATCATTTGTCATCACTGCAGCGACTGGAAGATCTTTTATCTCATCATACCCAGTGGTTGTTGATACTGTAGTAAATCCCGTATTGGAAGTCTTTCCTACGTCATTTGACTTAGTTCCCTCTAACGCCGCACGTCTATTCACTGCTTTCTGTGCTTCAGTAGAAAACTCTGAGGTTGCCTGAGATTTCTCTTTGACCTTGTTTGCAATAAGTTCTTTGGGTACAAGACCAGGCTTTCCTGATCCACCATATTTCAATCCCAGATCATATGCGGCAAGAACCCAATCAGGAGTATTCGCACGTCTAGCATTTCTACCCCAAGTCTTACTACCTGCCTTTGCACCCCACATGTCAACGTGGATACCGACAGAACCCATATACCCAGGCCCACACCCAATACCTTTTGCACCTGCCGCAACTACTGCAGATATGAACTTAGCAACAACAGGATGTTCTCTCGAAGTACTTAATCTTTGTTTACCAGAAAATAAATGTATGTCTGCCGCAAGACCTTCATCATGTCGTATCGATCCAACTCTTCTAGGATTACCAGAGTCTCTTCTGAATTGACCACCACTAAAAACTACAACGTCAACTCCTGCATCTGTTGCAGCTCTCTGTAAGATCAATAACAGTTTTGAATCTATTGGTTGATTACGAGTCGCATTCTGATTTGCCATAGTAACTCTACCGTCACCTTGACCAATATCAACTTTAACACCTTCTTCATTTCCTGACTGTCTAGGTGGTGATGCACCTACGTTTGAGTTACCTACACTTCTCTCATTGGCAAAAGGTTTTGTTTCATTATATCTTGGAGTTTGTAATCTTTCATTCTTCGGTATCGATCCTAACACTAATGGTAACTGTGAGTTCTTACCGTCTAGGAATATACCAAATACCTGTGCACCTTCTTTTAATCCAACCGTAGCACCAAACCCTGAACTACCACCTTCAGTTGTAGGAACTACTGCAGAGGCCCATGGTAAATCGTATACTTCTGCGTCTGCTTGATTGTCTGGGTGAACACCATATATTCTAACTTTAATACGACCAAGTTCTTCAGGATCTCCATGTGCCTGAACAACTTTACCAACAAACCATCTGGTTTCATCACCGTAATAATGTTTATGTGTATCTGGTATCATATTCCACCACCCACGTTATATGCATCGTTTTGATAATTTCCAAACTTGGCGCATTTAAATGTAGCACCCACTTTACCTTGTGTCATATCTAAAACATACTTTGCAGTTATAATCAAATAGTCTCCAGATTGTTTTCTATCCACAGATGGATTGTCTGGATCGTCTGCTTTTGATCTGACTAATACTTTTATATTATTTCCAACACCATAATGATTATCACCATGTATCCACCTATCACCCTCTACCATAATTGATAAAGGAGTTTTATTCATAAGTTCTCTCATAGCATGAGATTTTATTTTCTTTCTGTTATCACCAATGTCTCCTGCTTCATCGTAGGATTTCATATCATTAAAAACTCTTGCACTACTTATCTGAGATATTGTTTTTGCTTGGTAGTTTGATATAGCGACATCATCAAATGCAAGGCGACCATCTAACAACGGTTTTTCTTGTCTTGTATTAAACCCTTGTAATTCTACCAATAAATCATTATTAACATTGAAGTCCACTATTTCAAAATCACCTCTGGTAACATCATAATATCTGTTTTGAGATCCTACTATTCCTGATTGTATTAACTTATATAAGTTGTCTACCGCATGTTGTTCCATTTTATATATTGTGGAAGTGGTTGACTTACTCTCAGAAGAACCTGCAGATTGATTTGGAGATAGTGGAAGTTTTTCATTGATGACAGGTGATGATATTAAAGTTTCTAAATCTGCAAAAAAGTATTCTCCTGTCATCGCAGACTTGTAAAAATAAAATGGATAACCATTTTGATTTAAAGATCTATTTCTAATCCATTGTGTAGCTTCAATGGGTGTCATGTTTGGAATGATGACTTTCATTGTTTCAGAATTATTAAGATCTGCAGAAGTTCTTAAATCATCTCTGTTTAAATACTCGACTAGTATTTGATCTATAATTTCCCATGGTTGACCTTGCAAACATTTATTTACATTTTTCAATCCAGATCTAAATGATTCTTTGTCTATTAGTCTAAACACCACAACGTTTGTAAATTCTTGTACATTGTGTTCAGCTTCTATGTTTTGTATAATCCAAGTTTGTTTTATTTCTTTTACACTAGATTTCTCTGTAGATCTCTTGAATATTATCTCTATCTCTTCCGCACCTTGAATGTCAAAGTTCTCTACAAGTCTTTCACTATCAGTCACCGCAAGATAACCTGTAATAAAAGGTCTTGCTAAATTTTCATACATACTAAGTTCTAAAACAACAGAAGTTATATCAATCGATGTAGCAGTCCTACTCGATCTCAAAGTTGCCTTTTTAAGTTGTACGGAAGTGGACTGTTGACCACCTATAGGAGAATTTTCATTACTCATGATTTTATTGCTTCAAAGAAGTTACCAATGATTGCCTGTATAGAGTCTGGTCTAATAACTTTTATCTCTTTTAATTTATCATTTTCTCTAACATAGTAATCGTAATTAGTAATCTTTGTTACTAGTGCTCCTGCATCTTGTCTTGGATCTATATCTATTCTTTCACCATCACCATCTTCGTAATGATGGGTTGCATTGTATTCGTCACCAGTTCCAAAAACTGTAACGGATGAAGTGACTCCACTATACACTGTGTTAGTCAGTTGTTCTGGTACTGTAAAATCTCTTTCAGATTGTATAATGATCTCACCGAGGTCTAGGTTTCTTCTTAGTATTCTACCACCCGCCGCAGAGTTTGATGCAAATGCTCTCTGGCCTGGGATCATGATACCTGTAAGATCTGCATGTGACCTCACAAACTTGTGTGGAAAATCTCTCTTTACTTTTGCATCAAGTGCTCTCATCGATAGAGGCCATCCCTGTCTACGAATGTTATCATTCATTAGATAGAACGTCCAGTGATAATCAGTCGTTCCATATATTTGATATGATACCTGATCTGGTCTATCGTTATCTAAAACATAGTATGTCTGGTAATATGGTGCTAGATCTTTTAAGTCATCTATAAAATCTACATAAGAAGTTATGTCTTGAAAAAGTTCTAGTGTTAGTTCAGCACCACCCTTTTTAGCAAAATCATCACCAAACACATAATCAACATTACTAAAGTTTGTAAAATAGTTTGACATGTTAGTGTCCGTTCTCTATATCTTGTTGGTTCAATGCGCGGAACTCTTGGAATGCTAATGACATGCTTACGTGTGTAGGTTTACCCTGATCATGAAATGACATACCGCCTGGATTATATGCAGTATTCACACTTCTTAAAAAACAAAATAATGGTTTAGGCATTCCTTGTATTTCAGCGTTGTTAAACTTAAAACTTATTTCAAACAAATTTGGAAATTTATATCCTAATGGAAATCCTGCTTGCAATGCTGATTCTGGAATTGCTTGGGGATACATCTGGGTTCTAAATGTTTTAATTATTTTTTCTACAGAATTTTGTTCAGATTTAGATGTCGGATAAAAATCATATGTAAAAGAAAAGTTTCTCACCGATACACCTTGGAATACAGATCTGGTATTAGGATTGACAGTAACTTGAAGACCAAGGTTGAATGCAGCTTGTTGACCAGAAGTTAGTAGTGATGAGTATGCTTGAACTCCTCTTGCCATTGCAACTCTTGCAGTATCTAGACTTCCACCACCTGAGAATAATCCTGTTAAACTTGATGCAGTTTCACTCAACATATTTCCTATTGCACTCATGCCACTACCTGTGTCATTGAATGCTTGCAAACCTGCCGCACCAGACAAACCTAATTGTGCGTCAGCGTATTGAACGTTATCACCAAACAAAACTCCAGGCGGCATGTATAATCTTATATCAATTGGATTTTCTAAATATGCAGTTTTAAATCCTAATAATCCTTCTTTTGCACCTGATCTAGCAGCAAATTTTGCTCTATCTTCAGCTGCAAGTTTTGCGGCCGCATCTCTTGATGTTCTGAACTGATATGCACTTTCTTGCATTTTAGAAACATTATCGTATCCACCAATCTCCTGAACACCCCTGACTGGTTTTAATTCAGTATCTACTTGTGCTTGATACAATTCATTAACTTGATCTGTGGCGTTTCTTAAAGGTGGAATAACTTCACGAACTCTGTAGTGCATATAGACAGGATAACTTTCATCTAGTGGATATCTGTAAGCACCACCTGATGTTCTGTTTGTTATATTTGAATTTGCATCCTCTGCTTTATTAAAACTCTTTTTCAATAGACCTTCAACTGCGCTTTTTGCCTGTCTAAACTGATCTGGAATACCAATATTGCCTGCCATGTTATTTCCTTGATAAATATAATTTATGTAATCCTATTTATAACGAAACTATGGCATATTCTGGAAAATACAAAGTAAGAAATTTAAAGAAGTACAAGGGCGACCCCGATAAGGTGACTTATAGATCTCACTGGGAAAAAGATTGTTTTCTCTGGTGTGAAAGGAACCCAAAGGTAAAGTACTGGTCTTCTGAAGAAACTGTCGTTCCATATTTCTGGGACGTGGATAAACGTATGCATAGATACTTTGTTGATTTAAAAATTACATTCGAGGCTGGTAATACAATACTAGTAGAAATAAAACCAGAGAAAGAGACAGAACTCCCGAAAAATCCAGGCAAGTCTAAACGATACATTGGTGAAGCAATGACATACGTGAAGAACATGAACAAGTGGGAAGCAGCGAACGACTATGCGAAAGACCGTGGATGGGAATTTCAGATCTGGACTGAGAAGACGTTGAAGTCTATGGGAATACTGAAAGAGTTTAAGAAGACTAAGAAATTAAAACCTTTGAAACCTTTTAGAAAAAAACCTAAAAAATAGTTATAAATAGTGTTATGTCTAATTTATTTGCCAAAGTAGAACAAGAAGCATTTCGTGCAGGGATTACCCCACGAACTCAACAATCACGTGCTTGGTTTCGTAGTAAACTATCGTCAATGGGTAAAGTCAATAGAAATCAGTTGATGCAAGATGAACAAGTGAAACTAGTCAACAAGTCACAACCATTAATTGGTTCGATGAATATGTTCTTCTATGATCCAAAACACAAGAAAACCTTACCTTACTATGACAGGTTTCCTCTGTCAATCATAGTCGGGCCTGCAGAAGGTGGGTTCTATGGATTGAACCTACACTATCTACCCCCAGTGCTAAGAGCAAAGATGTTAGATGCATTGATGAACATAACTACTAATAAAAAATACGATGATAGTACAAGGTTCGAGTTATCTTATAAAGTATTAACTGCTACTGCTAAACTAAGATTTTTTAAACCATGTTATAAACATTATTTGTTTGCACATGTAAAGAGTAGACTTGCGAGAGTATCCGCACCCGAATGGGAAATCGCAACGTTCTTACCGACTGCAGATTTTGA